GTGGGGTAGCGGAGCTAGAGTTGCAGGTGTTGACCAATTCGACTTGTCTAGAACAGCGTCATTCACAACCAATGTCGCGGGGAAAGTTATTGTTGCCTACAAGCAAAATGATTTTGCAGTCAGCGTAAATGGAAACGCCGCCATAACTGACACTCTGGGCGACGTTCCATCTGCAACTGCTCTTAGTATTGCTTCAGTCGCTTTAACATCAAATTATTTGAACGGCCACATCCGTCGAGTCACATACTACAACACGCGTCTGACCAACGCACAACTTCAAGCCCTCACTTCTTAAGGAGCCATCATGAGCGCAACATTCACCTGGACCATTTCCCAACTTGACTGCTACCCGCAGGCTGATGGCTACACTGATGTGGTGGTCACGGCCCATTGGCAATGCACCGGGGTGCAGGACACCTACACCTCGCAGGTTTACTCGACCTGCTCCTTTCCTCCGCCGACGGACCCTTTCACGCCCTACGATCAACTGACCCAGGACCAAGTATTGGGCTGGTGCTGGGCCAACGGCGTTGATAAGAACGATGCCGAACAAGCCGTGCAAACGCGGATCGATGCACAGATAGTCCCTCCGATCGTTTCGCCTCCGCTGCCTTGGGTCGCTGCCTAACCGGTATTTGCATCCTCATGCAGGCTCTTAAGTCTAAAACGGTACTATTCGCGGTACTCCTGGCGGTCCTTAGCGTCCTTCAGGGGTTCGTGTTCCATCTGCCAATCTCCCCGTTGGGGCAGGCAGTCGTCGGCTGCGTGATTGCGGTCATTGTCACCGTCCTTCGTTTCGTAACCACTCAACCCATCTCACAAAAATGAACGACCAAAAAGTCCAACTGACTCTTGCCCTTGTTAACGGCGTCATCCAGTACCTTGGTACGCGGCCCTACGCTGAGGTCTTCCCCTTGATCGCTGCGCTGCAGGAACAGGCCTCTGCTTCCGTTAACGCTGCCGCAGAGCAGCCGGCTTCTGAGGACTGATCATGTTAGACATGCTGGGCGGAGGTATCCTCGGTTCCCTGTTGGGCGGGGTATTCCGCCTTGCTCCGGAATTCCTGAAGTGGCTGGACAAGCGCAACGAGCGTCAGCATGAGCTCTTGATGTTCCAGCGTCAGTGCGAGCTTGAAGTCCAGCGTGGACAGCAAAAGCTTGCGGAGATCGGGGCCCAGCGTGAGGCGGCCATTGATTCGGGCGTAATGGGAGCGCTGAGCGCGGCCATCCAGCAGCAGGCCGATATGGCCAAGGCGGCTGGCGGCTGGGCAGCATCGCTGAGCGCGTCTGTGCGCCCGGTGGCCACCTACTGGATTCTTCTGATCTGGTCCTTTGTCCATGTTTGGTTTGCCGTGAGCGGCTGGCTATCAGGGTTGCCTGCGGCTGAGGTGTTCAAGGCTGCGATGTCCGCGGACTTTAGTGCGCTTGTCGCTGGAACCCTGAATTACTGGTTCCTTGACCGCACCCTGGCCAAGAGGAATCTGGCGTGAATTTAGACGCGGCGGTGGAGTTATGTCGACACTTCGAGGGTTTTCGGAGCAAGCCGTACCTCTGCCCTGCGAATGTTCCGACGATTGGGTACGGTAGTACCTACTATGCGGACAAGCGCAAGGTTCAGCTTACGGATCCGTCGATCACGGAGCCTGAAGCGCGGCAATTATTGCTGCATGAGTTGATGCATACGTACGCTCCGGGGACAATACGGTTGTGCCCCGGGCTGCTTGTGCTTGGCACGTCAACGGGTGAGTGGGGCCCGCTTAACGCTATCGTTGATTTCTCGTATAACCTTGGTGTGGGAAGGTTGCAGACCAGCACCTTGAGGCGCAAAATCAATAGCCAGGATTGGGAAGGTGCCCGCGAGGAATTGATGAAGTGGACACGAGGCGGGGGGAAGGTTCTCCCCGGGCTTGTACGTCGTCGGCAAGCTGAATGTCGGCTAATACCGTAGGAAGCAAGATGAACGAAAAGCCGGTGTGGGATAAGAAGCGGCCTAAGGGCCTGGGTAAGCCCAAGAGCTTGAGCCCAGCAAAGAAGACAGCGGCCAAGAAGATGGCGGCGGCAGCAGGCCGGCCCTATCCTAATCTTGTCGACAACATGCGTGCTGCTCGTAAGAAGAGCTAATCATGCCGCTGTTACGGCTCTTCCTTAAGCCAGGAATCGACAAGCAGAACACCGAGTATGGTGCGGAGGGCGGCTGGGTCGACGGTGACTACATTCGGTTCCGCTATGGCCTGCCCGAGAAACTCGGCGGCTGGACCAATTTCAATAACGATGAAGCGTATTTCATCGGATACACCAGCGAGGTGTTCACGTGGACCGCGTTGGATGGGTCACCGCGCGCGGCCCTTGGGACCAATAGAAAACTGTATGTGTTTTCTGGCGGAACCTGGGCGGACATCACGCCTATTCGGGCCACCGCCACAGGAGTGACGTTTGACACCAGCAGCGGGCAGTTTGAAGTCACTGTAAACGACCCAGCGCATGGGGCGATTGTCGGGGATTTTGTGACGCTGTCTTCCGTGACAGGGAATCCCGGGGGCATCCCAAACGCAAGCTTACAAAACGAGTTCGAGATTATTGAGGTGGTGGACCTCAATGCGTACAAGATATTGTCTCCTGTGCAGGCTTCCTCTACTGCCTTGGCGGCAGGGACGGCCAACGCCGCATATCAAATCAACATCGGCTCAGACAAGTCATTTATTGACTTTGGATGGGGGGTCGGTGCGTGGAGCGCGTTTGCATGGGGCACTCCTCGCCCTCCTTCTACCGGTCTTCAGTTGTTCCCTCGTATCTGGCAGTTTGATACATACGGGGAAAATCTGATCGTCCAGGCGCTTGACGGGGGCGTCTACGAGTGGAAACCAAGTCTTGGGATTTTGACCAGGGCGACGGTTATCGCAGGAGCACCGACCAAGAGTCGATTTTCACTGGTTTCGACTCCTGACAGGCATCTGGTGTGCTTTGGCACAGAAAGTACTATTGGAACGCCGTCGACGCAGGATCCGATGTATGTCAGGTTCTCCACTCAAGAGGACATCGGCAACTTTGTAGCCACCGCGACGAATAGCGCAGGGGGCCAGCGGCTAACAGACGGAAACACGATTGTCACCGCGGTGCGGTCGCGTGGTCAGATCCTTATCTGGACGGATACGTCGCTGCATGGTCAGCAGTACTTAGGACCCCCGTACACCTTTGGCTTCCAGCAGCTTGGGGCAAATTGCGGCTGTATTGGCCCGCATGCGGCGGCGGACGTAAATGGGGTGTCGTTCTGGATGGGCCGTGATGCGTTTTTCATGTTCGATGGAACGGTGAAAAAGCTGCAGTGTACGGTTCAGGACTATGTCTTTAAGGACATCAATCTGATTCAGGGATACCACGCCCATGTGGGAATTAACGCTCAGTTCAATGAGGTTACGTGGTGGTATTGCTCTGCCGGAAGTGATTTTATTGACCGCTTCGTTACCTTTAACTACCTAGAGAACGTGTGGTCGACAGGAACCATGGCACGTACGTCATGGACGGATGTGAATACTTTCTTCAAGCCCATCGCCTCTGAATATCACCCTGACAGTACCGCGACCCCTTCCTACGGTGCGACCATCTATGGTCTGACGGAAGGTCGGACACGCGTATACAACCAAGAAGACGGGGTAAATGCAGTAAATCAGCCCATTGAGGCGTACATCGTCTCCGGATATTTTGATATCGGGGACGGGGATAGCATGGTGTTTATGAAGCGGTTTATCCCCGACTTCAAGAACCAGTCTGGGAACCTTACGGTGCGCTTGTTGTTAAGAGCATTCCCTCAGGCTCCTGCCACGCCCAGTTCGTTGGATCCGTATGTGATTACTCCGACCACGCAGAAGGTAGATACTCGGGCGCGTGGTAGGCAGGTTCAGCTTCGTATTGAAAGCGACGAGTTGGACAGCAACTGGCGGTTCGGTACCATGCGAGTTGACATTCAGCCCGATGGCTTGCGATGAGCAAGATCACAAACGTACGTCTGCCAAATGCGATTGCTTCGAGCTACAGCCCTGAGCAATTCAACCAGTTGGTGCGTTCGCTTGAGCAGGTCATTTTCCAGCTTAACAACACGTATTCTCCGGTTGTCACCGAAGACAAAGACTCCGCCTATGCGTGGTACGGAGACGGCGGAGGCTTTATGGACATGAGCGGGATGGCGGTTCCAGTCTCTATTGACGGCACTAACACGGATGCTTTTGGAAGACTCCGTGTCAGTCAGCCCTACACGCTGTTTGACAGTCTGAACCGCTACGCGGCCGACAACCAATTTGATGTGGCCACCACAGGAACCGGGACGACGACCTTCCTGTCTAACGAAGCTGCAATCAAGATGGAAGTAACGGGGGCCGGGGTGGGTTCCGTGATCCGTCAGTCGTACCGCTCGTTTCCGTACCAGCCAGGAAAGGGACTCTTGGTTCTTGCGACGTTCGTCATGGACGGCAGTACAAGCGCTAACCTCACGCAGCAGGTTGGGTACTACAACGCTCAGAACGGTGTTTTCTTAAAGAGGACGGGATCTACGCTGTCCTTTGTGATGCGTTCGTATACGACTGGCACGGCTTCCGATTCGCGGTTCGCGAACCAAGCGGACTGGAATGGGGACAAGCTTAACGGCACGGGGGCCAGTGGGCTGACTTTGGACCTGACAAAGCCGCAGATTTTGTGGATGGACTTTGAGTGGCTCGGTGTCGGCTCTGTCCGTTGTGGGTTCATTATTGATGGCCAGTACATTGTCTGTCATACGTTCCACACGGCTAACGTGTACGGCAGTTCTGTTTACATGACGACGGCTACATTGCCGATGCGGTACGAGATCGTGTCGTCCACCGCTGCGGTTGCAGCCAGCATGAAAGCGATTTGCTGTTCGGTGGTGTCTGAGGGAGGATTTGAGCAGACGTCAATCGACCATGTGGCGCGTCGCACCACAACCCTTGGCACGATCGGCGGCACTTTTTTGCCCTTGGTTTCGATCCGTCTTTCATCCTCCGCGCTTGGAGCGGTTGTTCTGCCAAACCGAGTTCAAGTGCTTCCGACGACGAGCCAGAACTACGAGGTGGCGTTGATCAAAAACCCGACACTTACGGCGGCCTCTTGGGCTGCGGTTCCAACAGATTCAAATGTTGAGTACGACGTCTCGGCCACGGCGACTACCGGTGGGACCATCGTTCAGACCGACTACGTGACGGCCACTGGATCCTCTGGGGTATCCAATA